GAGAGACTCATCGTATCTCTCAGGAGATTGGTGATTAGACAATCCCCCGGAGGAGGAAGGCACCTGGGTAACCAGCGAAAGCAACTCCAGCAAGGGCTTCTCTTTTGAGAAACTGTTAGTACGATACCCGTAAGCCTGAAGGCACACCCTGGGTAGGGGTGACGAGGCGGAGAAAGGCTCACCCCCTAACTCTCCGAAAAGAATCAGGAAGCATACTTTCTCACGCCCTTGGAAGAAAATCTTATACTTATAGTGACAAACATCTTTAATACTACTCTCACATTCTCCATCATTAGATGGATATGTAATTTCGTGCTAAGAATGTCTGCCGATACTCATATAAGCTATTGGCAAACGAAAGTTGACCAGTGGATCTCTACACGAGGTCCGCTTGATACTATCGCACGGATCAAAGGTATTAGGTTACATGTAACCCGATACCTATGCGGTGAACCACTGATGAACCCTAGCCACCCCTCATTGGCATTAGACATCCAGGGATTACCCAGATGTCTAGGCCCACTTAAGGACCTAGTGCGTTCAGAGGATCCCAACGAGTTGAGATTGCTGATGACTCTTCTCAGAGTATCATCAATGATCAACTCAAGGGGAATTGTGGATTTAACCCCCATTACAGCTCCAAGTAGAGTTCCTCCAATTACGGAGTCACTCTTCAATGAGTTTAATGAGGTGTTAAAAGCACTCAATTGGCAGCTAGAAGTCGCTCCTTGGAGTGACTTCCATTTGACAACCAAAGCGGGTCCTACTGGACCCGCGCTCCTTAGTTCGATACAAGATCTCCATAACCTTCCAGACTGGTTGATTAATTCAATCTGTGTTTTAGGAGGTGAGGATCTTAAATCGAGAATGGACCTCTTACGAGAATCTATTCCAATGATAAAATGGATCACACATTTCGGTATCCGACCTTCAAGCCGGATACGGAAATTATCTGTGATTCACGAACCAGAAGCTAAGGAGAGGGTGATAGCCATTCTTGATTATTGGTCTCAAACAGCCTTGAAACCACTTCACCAAGCTGAATTCAGCTTGTTGAAACAGATCCAAGGTGATTGTACCTTTAACCAAGGTGACTTCACTCGTTGGCTTCCAACCACAGGACCTTACTTTTCCCTCGACCTATCTTCTGCAACAGATCGTTTCCCTGTATCACTACAGAGAAATTTTCTGGAACAGCTCATAGGTAAAGAGAAAGCGGATGCATGGGAGCAAATTATGGTAAAAGAAGGGTTTGACTACCAGATGGAGAAACACAGCTATGCTGTGGGTCAACCAATGGGAGCATACTCATCTTGGGCCACATTTGCCCTCACTCATCATCTCTTAGTGAGGGTAGCTGCAACCAGAGCCGGACTAAGTCCGTTCTGGTCCAATTACTCTCTATTGGGAGATGATATCGTATTAACAAACCCAAAGGTTGTAGAAAACTACAAGGCCTTAATGGCAACACTAGGTGTTGACATTTCTCCAAGTAAGTCAC